CCTGTCCTGCGCGCCGTTTTGTGCGGCGTCATCATGGCCCCGGAGGGGGACAACCCCTGCAGCTTCGCCTGGCAGGCGTCGCAGACGTTTCAGAGCGCACGGGAGACCAAAACGGACAAGGTCATCGGCGTCACCGTGACCTTCGACATGATCGCCTTCCCGGAGCAGATCACCAGCGACCCCGACCCCGTCCTTGCAATGATGAAATTCATCCGGGACGAATACCCGGAGATCACCGTCATCGGACAGAACACCCTCCCGGACTTCACAGAGCCGTCGGAGGAGCACCCGGCCGTGTATTTCCGCCTGGACGGGTATGAGCTGGGCCGGGAGACCCACACCGTCGCATGGTTGGAGGGCGTCATCGCCTGCCACGTGTTCGCGCCGGGGGCCAGCACCCGGCAGAGGTGGATCAGGGCCCTTGTAGACAACCTCTCGCGCCGCGGTGAGGTCATCATGCTGGACACGTCGCCCATGTTCCTGCGGCGGATCGCCGCAGACAACACCCTGGACCCCCTGGCCGCCGGGCAAATCCGGCTTGGGACCACCTGGGGGATTTTGAAATATCCCGCATACGCCCACGGGATCAACCACGTGGGCACATCCGCCACAAAACGACAGCAGCAATAAAGGAGGTCAAGAAATGGCAACGAAAGAGACCAAACAGGCGGCCGGCACCAAGGCCGCGCCGCAGTACACAGCCGCGGAGCTGGCGAACGCCGCGCAAAAGGTTTTCGGCGTCCCCCAGGACGTCGCCACCGCGGCCCTCCGCATGGCCGGCGTTAAGGCCGCCACCATCGAGGAGGCCAAGAAGATCGTCCAGGACTTCGCCAAGAAGGAGGTCAAATAATGGCTGGCACGTTCATCATCGGCGAGAAGAAAACCCGCCCCGGCGTATATCAGCGCCGGTATAAGACGGGCTCCGTCGTCGCCGGCGCCCGCAACGGCATCGGCCTGGGGCTGATCCGGGCCAACTGGGGCCCCCTCAATACCGTTGTG